CCTTCAGGTGGTTCAAATACTGTTGAATCTGCGGGAGACGTTGTAAGAAGAACTTACTTAGGTTTCTCAACTCAATATGGTATTGACGAATCATTCTTAACTTACAAAGGAAAACAAAATCCACAAACAGGTTGGGAAACTGCGACAGATTCAGTTAAATGGAATGTATTAAGTAAAGGTTTCCACATGGATTCAGGCGCAACTGTTGTGACAATTTCTAACTTATCGTTAGCAAGTGGTGAAACTGCGTTTGAATGTGGTGTTGCGGACTTTAGAGAAGACCCAGCAACTCAAGAGAACCCATACTACTTTATCTACTCAAGAAAATATACAGTATGTTTTGCAGGTGGATTTGACGGTTGGGATATCTACAGAGAGTGGAGAACTAATGAAGACAGGTTCCAATTGGGAGCATCAGGTTACTTGGCGGGAGCTTATCCTTCATCAAGATATCCAACAGCGACAGGAGACGGTATGTTCAAAAGAATTGTTGTTCAAAACAATACTCAAGATTTTGCAAACACTGACTACTACGCATACTTACTTGGTATCTTAACATTTGCAAACCCTGAAGCGACAAACATTAATATATTTGCAACTGCAAGTATTGATTACGTGAACAACTCAAATCTTGTTGAAGAAGCAATTGACATGGTTCAATTCTCAAGAGCGGATTCAGTTTATATTTGTACAACTCCTGACTACAGAATGTATACACCAGATGCGACTAGCTCTTTAGATGTTATCTATTCACAAGAAGCGGTTGACAATTTGGATAATACAGGGATTGACTCTAACTACACTGCAACCTACTACCCTTGGATTTTAACAAGAGATACGGTAAACAATACACAAATTTACTTACCACCAACAGGTGAAGTTTGTAGAAACTTAGCATTGACTGATAACATTTCATTCCCTTGGTTCGCATCAGCGGGTTACACAAGAGGTCTTGTAAACTCAATCAAAGCTAGACAAAAACTTACACAAACTGATAGAGATACGTTGTATCAAGGTAGAATTAACCCTATCGCAACTTTCTCTGATGTTGGAACTGTGATTTGGGGTAACAAAACATTACAAGTTGCTGACACATCACTTAACAGATTGAACGTAAGAAGATTATTACTTCAAGCTCGTAAGTTGATTTCCGCAGTAGCTGTAAGATTATTGTTCGAACAAAACGACCAAATCGTTAGACAACAATTCTTGGATAGTGTTAACCCTATCTTAGATTCAATTAGAAGAGATAGAGGTTTATACGATTTCCGTGTAACTGTTTCATCTTCACCTGAAGACTTAGACAGAAACACATTAACAGGTAAAATTTACTTAAAACCTACGAAGGCATTAGAATTCATCGATATCGAATTCTTTATTACTCCAACAGGAGCTTCGTTTGAGAATATTTAATAAACTTAATGGGGGTACTAATCATACCCCCTTTATTTGCCAAGTATGAAAAGACAACTTAGAGAAGGATTTAAAGGTGAAGGTACACCAGATATGAAATATTACGCTTTTGATTGGGATGACAATATCGTTCACATGCCAACAAAGATAATGTTAAAAACTGATGACGGAGATGAGGTTGGTATGAGTACAGATGATTTTGCAGAATATAGAGGTATAATTGGAAAAGAAGATTTTGAATATAATGGTGATACCATTGTTGGCTTTGCGGAAGACCCTTTTAGAAATTTTAGAACCGCAGGAGACAAAGATTTCTTGGTGGATGCAATGAGAGCAAAACTTGGACCAGCATTTAATGATTTTAAAGAGGCGATTAATAATGGGTCAATATTTTCAATCATCACTGCAAGAGGTCACAACCCCAACACTTTAAAACAAGCCGTTTACAATTATATTATTGACGGATTTAATGGTATTGATAAAGACCAACTAGTTAAGAACCTTAAAAAATACAGGTCGTTTTTTGACGAGGACGATATGACTGACGATGAATTAATCAAGTCGTATTTGGAACTTAACAAATACCATCCAGTGTCGTTTGACGATGAAGAAGGAGCTGCCAATCCTGAAGAAGCGAAAGTTCGTGCTATGGAAGGATTTGTTTCTTATGTTAAACAAATGGCAAACAATTTAAATAAAAAGGCATTTTTCAAAAATGATATATCTAATAACTTTGTTCCAGGGCAACCTAGTATTGGATTCTCAGATGATGATGTTAGAAATGTAGAAGTAATGAGTAAACATTTTAAAGATAAACCAGATAATATAGTTAAGACTTATTCTACTGCTGGAGGCGTTAAGAAGGAATATAAGTAGATTATAATCCCGACAAAATAAAAGTAAAGAGAAAAATTTTTTAACAAGACTATATTTATAGGATATAAACAACAAAAAAAACAAAAAAAAATTAAAATAACATGGCTGATTTATTAATGAAAATGCCGATACCTTACGAACCGAAACGCCAGAACCGTTTCATCTTAAGGTTTCCATCAAGTTTAGGTATTAACGAATGGTTTGTTGAAAGTGCTTCAAGACCATCTATCAAGATTGGAGCGACTGAAATTCAGTTCTTAAACACATCTACATTCGTTGCGGGTAGATTTAACTGGGACCCTATTAGTGTTAAGTTCCGTGACCCTATTGGACCGTCAGCGGCTCAAGCTCTTATGGAGTGGGTTCGTTTACATGCTGAATCAGTGACAGGTCGTATGGGTTATGCTGCGGGTTATAAAAAAGACATCGACCTTGAAATGTTGGACCCTACAGGAGTTGTTGTTGAGAAATGGATTCTTTATGGAACATTCTTAACTGATGTAAACTTCGGAGCGTTATCTTATAGTCAAGATGCGTTAGCGGATATCACAGCTTCTTTAAGAATGGACAGATGTGTGTTAGTATACTAATACTATTTACATAAAATCTTACTCATTTATATTTAACCGTAAAGCTAATAAACTTTACGGTTATTTTTTTATATGGACAATCAATCAAAAGACTACGGTCAAGAAAATTTTACACTACCACATGACGTGGTTCAACTACCTTCACAAGGAGTATTTTACAAAAATAAAAAGAAATCTATTAAAGTTGGTTACCTTACCGCATCAGATGAAAACATTTTGATGGGAGGTGCTAATGACTTAACAATGGCTTTATTAAGAGCCAAAATATATGAACCTGATGTTAGGGTTGAAGAATTAATAGAGGGTGATGTTGAAGCAATTCTTATTTTTTTAAGAAACACTGCGTTTGGACCTGAAATGGTAATAAATGTTACTGACCCAGTAACTAAAAAACAATTTCAAACCACAGTTGTGTTGGATGAATTGTCAATTGTTGGAAATCAAAAACCAACCGATGACGGCACATTTACAATAATGTTACCAAAATCACAATCAACTATTAAAATTAAACCATTAAATTACGGAGAGATTCAAGATATCAATCGTATGGCATCAACATACCCACAAGGTAGAGTTGTTCCAAAAGTTACTTGGAGAATGGAAAGAGAGATATTAGAAGTGGATGGTTCAAGAGACAAAGCACAAATTGCTAAATTTATTGAGTCAATGCCAATCGCGGATTCAAAGTTTATTAGAAACTTTATGAACGAAAATGAACCAAGATTAGACATGAACAAAACTATTATGGCCCCGTCAGGAGAAAAACTAACAGTGAATGTTGGTTTTGGGGTCGACTTTTTTCGCCCTTTCTTCTGAGTATAGGAAAAGTCAAATCGACGAATTTTATTATTTAACAACATTATTAAAGGTTTCCTACCAAGATTTTGAAAGGATGCCAGTATTTGTTAGAAAATATCTACTTAATAAATGGATAGAAGAAAATCAGAAGGACTAAAAAAATTGGTCCTTCTTCTATTTATATAGAAACCAAAACTTAAATGCCGTCAAAAAAAGAAATAGATGAGTTAAAAAAGAGTGTTGAAAGTCTTGCTTCACCTCTTGAACAAGCTGCCAAAGCTATGGACAGCATGTTTAATTTATCTGAACAACTGAACACATCATTTCGAATGGGTAGAACCCGAATGGATGAGTTGGGAGATGCCATCGCAAGGTCTGCAGCTGGAGTAATACGTTTAGGTGGTGATGCAGCATCTGCGGCCGCCACAATGGAGGGAATTGCTGAGGGGTCAAGAAGAAATGTAATTGCGACAGAAGAACAAGTTTCAAAATTATATGCCGCTAGTAAAATATTAGGTACAGAATCGGGAACATTAGTTGAAAATTTTGCAAGTGTAGGGTATGAAACATCTCAAATAGGTGTAAACTTAGAAAATTCTATTGATTATATCCAAAGTGTTGGATTAAATTCAAAGACGGTTATGGACGATGTTGGTGCTAACATGTCCAAAATGAACCGATATCAGTTTGAAGGTGGTGTTGCAGGTTTAACAAAAATGGCGGCTCAAGCTTCCATGTTAAGATTTGATATGCAAGAGACATTTAATTTTGCAGAAAAAGTTTTAACACCCGAAGGTGCGATTGAAACTGCCGCTGGTTTACAAAGATTAGGAGTTTCAATTGGTAATTTAACTGACCCATTTGCGTTGATGAATCAATCATTGACTGACCCTTCAGGTTTACAAGATAGTATTATTAAAGCTGCAAAACAATTTACAGAATTTGACGAAGAAACACAATCATTTAGAATAAATCCACAAGGTGTGTTGATGTTACGTGAAATTGAGGCGGAAGCTGGAATGTCTGCAGGTTCTTTAAGTAAAGCAGCATTAGCGGCTGCGGATTTAGATAAAAGAATATCCAATATTAGCCCTGAAATTCAATTTGACAAAGAGGAAGACAAACAATTGTTGGCTAATATGGCAACAATGAAAGATGGTCAATATGTTGTACAACTTAAAAATGACCAAACAGGTATAATAGAACAAAAGAAATTAAGTGAGTTAACTCAAGAACAATTTGATGCTTTAAAGGAAAGAGAAGAAAATAGACCAAAAACTCTTGAAGACATTCAAACAAGTCAATTGACCGTTGCAGAAGATATGGCGGCAAATGTTAAAGCTATTGCCGCTAAAGTTGCTTATGGTGTTGTCGCAACACCTGTAGTTCGTGAAAACATTTATGGTGCTGATAGAATCCTAAGAGAATTATCAAAAGATGTTTATAAGGCGATTCCTGAAAGTGCTAAAATTACTGAGAATGTTACAGGTGCTATAGATAAAATGAGAGAATTATTTAACGCAAAAGACGCTGGTAAAATATCTGACACAGATTTTGCTAAAAAAATTGAAGAGTTAGAGAATAGTGTTATTAAAGGGGCGAATTCGTTAGGTGAAAGTGGGGCTAAGGCACTTAAAGACATTTTAGATGCCAGTTCTAAAAACATTAAAGGAAGTAGTGGAATTGAAAAAGAATTCAGGGCATTTGCAAATGAAACTTTGGAAGCACTTGGTAAACCTGTAAATGCATCTGCTGAGGCGGTTAAACAAAAAGCACAGGCTAAACCTCTAAGTGAAGCAAATATTTTGGGTGAAACATTACAATCCAAGGTGTCATCAAAACAAATTGAAACAACTCAACCAAAGACAACTAATGTTACAAATAACGTAACTGGTAATATTAAAATAACTATAGATGGACCTGTTGGTGCCAATGGATTAACACAACAACAATTAACTCAAATATTCAACAGTGAAGGATTTAAACAATATGTTGCCACTCTTGGAAAAGATACAAAAGGTTCAGGTGTTACTAGTTATCAATGATAAAAAAAAACTCAATCAACCTATTTATTAGTAAAGATATAAATGGGTAGTCCGTTAGATTATATTAGCACCGAAGGATTCAGAAAAAAACTGATGACTCGTAATTTAGTACCTTATGCTAAATCGCCAAGTCCTGCTACGCCACCAATTACTTATGAAGTAATTCAACAAGATTTAACACCTGTTGATTCACCCGATTTCTTAATAGACACAACATTTTTTGCCGACAAACAATATCCACTTAATAGGTGGGGTAATGAAGGGGGATATGAATTTGCTCCTGACATTTCAGGAAATTTAAATACGGTTTCAAATCAAGGTGAATATGGTCCTGGACAACAAGACGCTCACATTGTTGACTCAGGATTTGCAGCAACTCAAGTATGGAGACCATTAAATGCTTACTCAAGCTCAAATAATTTTGATGCAGGTGAAGCGGTAACTACTTTAGAAACTGTTAGACCTGACCAAGATAGACCACCAAACGGACAACCATACCCAACATTTAATCCATCGTCTTATCGTTCAGTATCGATATTGTTAAATCCTGACCCACTTGGTAGTAACGGTTTATTAAGTTCTGACTCATTTATTGCTCGTTTAGGTGCCAAGACTTTAAAGAAAGAGTTTCAAGACCGTATTGGTAGAGCGATTATTAGAGAAACCATTGGACGTGCAAACATTTTAAATGTTAACAGTAGTTCAAACCTTGTTAACATATTAACAGGTAATGTTCCATTAATAGAGCCTAACTACAATATTACGGTTCCGTCAAATCCTTTGGGTGCCGCGGCACAATTCGCATTAAGTCTTGCGGGTAGTCAGGTGCCGTTCTCAACCATACCTGGTTCTTATTGGGACCCAAATATTAATCCACCACAACCAACAACAATCCAACAGGCGTTATTAGGTAATCCTTTGGCGGCAGGTGGTAAATTTATTAGTAATCTTTTAGGTGCGGGAAAAACAGGTTCTCAAATATTCTTTGAAAATACAGGACAAGGTCAAAAATCGTTATTGTTTAAGAATATTAACTTTAACAGATATAAACCAAGTTATGACCGAACATTAATTGACCGTTTGGGAGGGGCTTTGGTTGGTACCAATACAAACAACGCCAATTATTATATTGGTTCAACAACATCTGAACCATCAAGAATTTTTTCACCATCAGGGGCATTACCGAATGACCCTTATGGTAATGAAGTACAATCACCTGTTTATGGTCCTGAAGAGTTGGCACAATTATATGAAGGACCAAGTAAAGAAATTAAACTTGGAGCTAACGGACCGACTTACAGTAATGGTGGGGGTATTGAAGGTGGATT